CACGCACAGCGCCTTCTTGCCGTAGATGCTGCCGCACCGTATCCGTGTTAGTAAATGCCATGTCCTCGCCTCGTTTAGTGATTTAGATAGTTGATGTTTGCCAGTGGCGTGATCTGCGTCCCAATCGGCGCGGTGGTATATGCAGCCGTGGCTGTGATTCTGATCCAGTAGGCACTGAGATTGGCGACGGTAGACTTCTGCCAGTTGGAAGGCGCACTGGCCGAATCATTCCAGAGACGCACTTTCTTGCTGAGCTGGTCTAAGTTGTAGCCCCCTGATTGCGGCGTAAACGCCGTCCAGTTGCTGCCGTCGAAATGGGCCCAAGTCACCGCGCCTGATGTGTCGCCCGCTGTCGAGAGAATCATCTCGCACGCCGCGAATATCTCGTCAGACCCCAGATAGATGGCGTCACCGACCGACTGGATCAGCTTGTTTGAAGTCGGATGATATACATCAGCGGCAGTGCTGTTACCGGCAGCGGTACCCAGGTCCCGGAAGTCGGGAGATCCGTTGGTGTCATAGAGCACTACATACTTGAACCGCGACAATTCCGGACAAACGCTGACCGCTGCCGCAAAACCGACACCGCTTTTGCAACGATACATCAGCTCGATTTGACCGGTGCCGACCGACATGCCGTAGAGCACGTATGGCGTTGTGCCATTGAACACCAATAGCAGTGGCATCGCAGGACTGGTTGCCAATTCATGGAGGCCGCTCCAACTGTCGGTGTCATACTCCAGGTACAATAGCTTGCCGGAAGCATTGAATGAGACGCCGACCAAAGCACCCGCCTCCGACACCGCTACCGAGAGACCATCTGTCAATGACGATCCGGTGTAAAGCGTGATCTCGTTATCCCAACTGGTGCCACCTTCGGGAATGCGACGATATGCCAGTTTGGTACCGGCATCAGTGTAGATGCAGTAGACATAAGGCTGCAAGTAGACCAGTTGGTGATAGCATCCGGTCGAACCGGCCGTCAGCGCTTCACCGGCGTCAGTCGGACCACTCCCCCAGAGCGTACCCTCGGTGACCGACTGTTTGTAGCGTAAGGTGTAGTATCCGGAAGTGGAATCGTAGCAAGTCCAACAAACCCACAACTGACCGAAAACGTCTTTGAGGATTGTCGGGAAGAAATTGTCTTTGCCGTTATAGATGGTTGCTTCACTGCCAACCGTCCAGCCGCCTGCTGCAAATGTGAGTTTGCGAAACAGAAGATCGAGCGTCGTTTGCGCCGAGAAAACGACATAGACATTGCCGGCAGCGTCCATCACCGCAGACACCGGATAATCGGCGGCATTTGTCGCGATCGTCTGCGGTGTCGACCAGCTTGTGTATGGCGGATCAGCATAGCTGAACTTGATCGTTGACGGCGACGCAGAATAGACAACGATCTGTCTGCCAGCGTAAACACCGGTCGTGACCGTAAACAACCTTCTCATCGGCGAATTGCCGCCGCCATAAAACGCTGTGGAAGTATCAATCAGTTTCTGCATGTTTTCCTTTCTCAGGAATATTGGAAACGACAGTCATTCAGGCGCCGTCAGAAATCCCTTTTCCCGTTTCGTCACGTCTTGCGCCGCGCCACTCCGTCTGGTATTTGCACATCGTCTGCTCGCGGCGTGTGACGTGACGAAATGCTTTGTGACGGCATCGCACATGCGTCAGGTCACGCTCCCACAACACCACCCCCCCTCCGCTAAGACCTGATGCAACACTCGAACAGTCCTCTATAGCGCGGGCTGTCCCGAGTTGTCGAGACAGCCCGCCGTGAGTTTAGAACGTGTCGTCGAGTACCAACGCTGCTTCTTTGATAAGCTTGGCGTAAGCGATTGATTCGGAAATGACCGCCTCCTCGAACTTCTGTTCGATGATCCGATCATATTCGACTATCAACGGCTGGCTGATCACTTCCTCGACGGCGAATCGTGAATCCATGCCGACGATCAAGTCGGACGGAATCTCATCGCAGCGAACCAGCTTGGCGCCAAGCGGAGACACCAGCTCGCCGGTCGACTGAAACTTGAATCCGGCTAGCGGATCCTTGAACTCAGCCAGAGTCAGAATCTGTCGCATCTTGTTCTTGTGGCAGAGGATCGTGTTCATCTCAAACGGCGCAAACTCGGCCCAGAACTTGACCAGATCTTCATAGTCAAGCGTGCCGGAGACATCAGTGTTGAGAACCGTCGCGGCGTTGCTATTGCCGTCGCCGTTCAAAATCACATCCGCCAGCATGGCGACTTTGTCGGTCTGCATCCTGAAGCCGAGATACCACAACAGCACTTTGAACTGCGCCAGTGTGCGATGTCTGAGCGTGCGATAGGAAACCTTCAGCGCGATGCCATATTCCGGCACGGTGACAGTCTTCTGCTGTTCGTTGACGACAAACTGCGGGATCTCCGCGCCTTCGCCGATCGGCCGCAGTGAAAGTCGCGTATCACCTGAGTTAATGTTCAGATACAGCGGCGAGTAGCGATTGGAACCGATCATCGTTTGTGCGGCGGTCAGTTGACTGTAGATCGGCCGCATTGCCATTCCTTTGCGCACCTCACGCATGACAAACTCCGGCATCAACGACGCCGCCGAGCGATAGAAGCTCTCAACCGTGTCGGGTGTCCTGCCGTTGACGCGGATGCCATGCACTGCCAACTGGCGCTCGAACGCATCCAGCGGCGCACTCACCGGTGAGGGATCATAATCATCCGATTCGAGCAACTCGGTCAGACTCTGTCCGCGGGACTGCGCCTCCAGATAGGTGTCGCGCGTGACAGTGATCTTGCCGGCGCGACTCAGATCGACGCCAGTCAATCTACCTTCTTTTCCAGCTAATCCATTTCCTTTACCTGGCATCCCGATCTCGCTTTCAAGCGAGGCGAAATTCCAGAACGTCTCCGGTATTTGTTTCAAGTTTTCTAATTCCATTCTTCCTCCGTTGGGCAACCTCGTGCGGCTGCCTATTTGTGATCTAAGGAAAACCCACCCGACGCTGTACTCTGGGTGCGGTACAGCGTAGCGGCGCACGGCGTGCGCCACACGATGAGCGATGGCATTAACCCAGCCAGAGCGTGCAATCGTTGGTTCCGTTGACCGACAGCACGAGCCCGCGCGCGATATTGCCACCGGCGGGGTCGTAGCCGGTCAAGACCGGCGCTTGCTTGACCTTGCCGCTGGCGGCGCCTACTACCCGGTTGCTGGTGGTTGGATAGGTGGCGCTGATTCCCAGTGACATCACGCCAGCCACTTGCACCGTTGCCTTGCGCTTGCCATTGTCGGCGTCGGTCAACGTCAATGAGACCAGCTTGCCGAGCAACAGCGCTCCGTCAGTCGTCGCTTTCACGCGGTTGCTTGATGCCAACATCATCGCTTTGCCGATGTCGCTGTCTTTGAGATCATCCACACCGGCAGTCTGCGAGATGTCAAAAGTCAAGTAGACGGCGCCGGTTGCTTCGAGGTTTTGGTCACGTACTCCCATAATCTTCCTTTCGTTTTGTCGTTTTGTTCACGATGCCCTTCCGGAACAAGTCGCTGCGGTATGACAGCAACGGCCGAAGGCATCATCTCAGATCTTGAATTCGTCCGGCTTTTCTCCCCCGGCGGCCGCACCTGTCGGCTCTGTAAGCTTGCGGGAGAAGACTCGGTCGAATTCAGTTTCAATGTCATGTTTGATGCGCTGCAGATCGGCGAGATCGGTCGTGTCGGCATTGATCAATCGTTCGACCAATTCGCTTGAACCGTTGGTTAGCTTTGCTACCGCGCGCGACTTGCTGCAAAGTTCGTCCTTGAACAGTCGTAGCAACTGGTCGGCGATGACGGCGCTCGCCTGTAACGATTGCAGAACGGCAACAACGCTTTCCAGTTCGGTAGCCAGTTGCGCAAAATCGATTTCTTCGATGCGCATTTGCTTGAGCTGCTCGGCGGTTTGCACCAGAGATTCAAATAGTTTCGCGTAATCCATGATTCCTCCTATTAGGGTAGCATTTGCAGTTTTGCTTCAATGGTGAGTAACTGCCGATGCAAATCGTCGCGCACCTGCTGCAACTCGGTTTTGGTGGCAACCCGCTCCGTGAGGATTGCCTCTATGTGAATCAGGCGGTTATCGATCGTCGTCACGACCGCGACATCGGCCTTAGCGGCAATCTCCGCCTTAAGTCCATAGATCGTGCCATGGTAGGCGGTGACAATTCCCGCCACGGTCACGATCAATCCCAGCAAGAATCGTAGCAGCCCTTCTCTGCGGAAAAGCTCGCTCCTGCCGTTTGTGACAATAGTTTCGCTCATATCAATCACTCCTTCCGGTCTTGCCAAACAGCCAGATTGTCTTTGTGCCGAATCGTGTCGGTTCGATGACGTATTCCCCTTGCAACGCTGCACCCGCCAATGACAGCAGAGTGCGTCCGGTCGTTGTTTCGTGCAACGCGGCGATTTTTCCGCAATCAATCAGGGCTACCTTGCCGTGAGGACGGTTCGTTGGATTGTGCAGATCGATCAATTCGCAGGTGAGTCGTTGAGTACCCGCAAGACTCGTTGGGTTGCCACCGCGCATAACGACAGCTTTGAAGCCGAGGGAATTATGTAACTCCAACCAGTAGTCACCGCGACTGTCAACCAGAAGCCGGAAGGTCTGCGCAGTCCGAGAGGACAACAACGTGGTCACGACGGAAGCGGAGTCGGTAGCACTGTCGCCAATACAAGTGTCGATGTATCGGAACCGATTTGCGTGATGCTCATCCGGCAGCGCCCAGACCATGTCGCCGGCGCTTAGACTGTTGGCTCCGATCAGTCGGAAGTGTGATCCAGCGTTTGCGTCATCAAAGGTAATGCCGAAAACGTTACTGCCCCGATGGGCCTGAGGTTCGACTTCAACTCTACCGCGCACCTGCTGCTTGTGGCGAATTTCAAAGACAGGGCTGTCGCATTCGCTTGAGAGGTCAATGATCCGCAGACCTTCACAGCTGCCTTTACGGTAAGCTTTTTCCTGCAAATCGACAAACCGACAGCGGTAATACGGTATTGGCGCAATCGTATTCGTACGTGAAAATCCCTTCGTCAGGATCGCCTTGCGTTCGGCAATCGGAGTATGCTGCAGATCGATACCTTCGAAACGTAGTACGTCGATCAAACTCAGGCGACACCGCGGTATGCTTCTTCCATCTTGTGAACGTCGCAAAGTCTCCAGCGGCAAACGACTCGCGCCCTTGACGGGAAGCATTTGCGCAACTACCCGGAAATCGGTGGCATCGGTGCAATGGGAAAGTTCGTCGAGGATCGGGTGGTGATGAACTGCACCGTCAGGCGCAGTCGCCGTGAGTTTGCCATCGTCAAATTTGATATCAAGCCAGATGCCGTGATACAGCGGTTCAATCAGCACTTCAGCCAGCGGTGTTTTGATTTGCGCGATATCGAATACTACTTCTGCCTGAGAACGCCAGAAAGGATCGCCAGTAGCGGATTTGCTGGTTTTGATGGCAAGCGTGCTTACGCGTGTGCCCGACACGGCACCGCGATAGACGAGTGATATCTCCAGCACTTTCTCGATTTGCTTGTAGTAGTAGAATGACCGCACATCCCGACCACCAAGCCGCACGATTTCGTTAGGTCGGTGTCGACAGTGCCGCATGTCTTCGCGACAAATACAGCACTCCGGCTTACCGTAAAGAAATCCGAGGGAACACTCCTTATAGATGCCGGCGTCGATGCCAGCCTTGAGCGCGTCAGCATCGCGTTGATCGCGGTGCCAGTAAAAGAAGGCCTGCAACCAAGGGACACCGTTGCGATGAACGACTTCGCCCCTGAACACGCGCCCGATCGGCAGTTCCTGCTTCTGATGCCCCACCATTACCGGCGCATCGACGATAAGCTCTGACAACTGCGTCAACTCGGCAGCTTCGAAACAGCCGCCTTGAAGGTTGATTTCATTGGATGCCGCATGCAGCAGACCGATATAGACGGTGTCAATCGTAACCGGCTGCGGTGGTCGCGCTACGCGGTTGATCTCGTCGACCAGTTGCTGTTTGTCTTCCGCCGTATCGCCGGCGGTGGTTATCGATAAGGCGCCTATCAGTTTTTCCACGATTCCTCCCGATGAGTGATTTCCATGTCTCACTAACTGGGGGGCCTCGTGATTTATCTACAACGGCACTACAATTCTGATGACCTGACGGGAGTGGTGCGACCTGATCCGTATTTATAAAAGAACCGATCCCCTACGTTGCGGAGGCATCTATTGTGCAGCAGATTGCATTGGGGTTGCTGACGGCGGCGCTCCCGCCAGGGCACTATCTTTATGTTATTGGTTGACAGCAGATTAGGAAAGTGCAATACTGCCCACAAAGCAGGCACAAGAATTGCTGCTTATGCGCTTCAAGGAAGGAGAATGCTTTTGGAACGAACACTAGCTATCGCAAAATTGACCGCCATTTCGATGGCGATTGTGGTTGCCATTCTCTGTCTTGGTTACAGCAACGCTTACGGCCTCTCAGCGCCGCAGATGCAATTGACTAAGCCAGGTATGCAATCACAGGTGTCACACAATTCCGCCGGCACGATCGGTAGGACTGCGTTTGACTCGGTTGTCGAAATCGACGACGGCTTCAACGCTAACGATGTCACACCGGGTGGCAACACCGATCGCACGACGGTACCCGAACCGACAACTCTCATTCTGCTCGGTGTTGGATTGGCTGGAATCAAGCTGCTGAAGCGGCGCGACTAGATATCGCCAAGGCGGAAGCCGGGGGTAACCGCCTTGTGGACAATCAGCCTCGCCTGCCACAAAGCCAGCGCCAATGCCATTGCGGCATCGGCGGTTGTGTTCTCTGTCCAGTTTAGTTCCCGCAGTTCTTCAGTCAAACACCAGTAATCGCCGCCGTCGGTCGCCATTTCTACTAACGGCATGCCAACGTTGCCACTCTCAAACTGCGCCTGCAAATTCGTGAGCAGTTCTGCCTTGGACTTTGCCGAGAAAGCAAATCCGACCGCTTTGATATCCTTCAGTTCTCCCAACACGACATCACCAAGACCGGTCGAGTCGATGACTGTCTCGCCGCCGAATTCACGTTGCCTTTGGCGGATGGCTTCGAGAACATCGGGCCAATCACGATTCTGGAACCTCTCGATCTTTACCAACTGATATGGGCGGGAAGTAACATCGAGTGTAATGCCAACAGTGTGGGTTTTTTTACGCGCAAGATCCCAGCCATGAATGTAGCGATGATGCTGTATCTTTTCGGAGAAACCGCTTGACGCTGCGAGGGCCTGCTGGATGTGTTCTTCTTTCAGTATCTCGTTGCCCGAGTCGACGAACATGCCATAGATGTTTTGTTGTACTCGCGGCGGCGACAGCGATTCGATTTTCGCGGCCAAATACTCATGACTGAGAAAAGGATTATCAGTTGATCTACCGGATTGCACATAGGCGCTGTCGCGATTGGACTGCATTTCGAGATACTTCCGATAGAACCAGTTCCGTCCGCGCGGAGTTGAGACGAGATCGAGTGTCCCCTTACGATCGGCGAGACGCATGGTTAGTATTTCGTTGACGACATAGTCGGGGTGCAACTCGAAAGCGACTTCATCGAAGTTAATATAGTCATAGTCATTGCCGAGAATGTATTCTCCCCGATTCTGCGACGTGCGCGCCGTGATCTCCGAACCGTTGCCGAATTCTATTTTCGGATACGGCGTAAAGACCACCTTATCGACAAGCAATTCGATCAGCGACTTGCCTTTGATTAGACTGAGGCAATTGTGGAATATGATGTTCGCCTGATCCTGTGTGATCGAGATGTTGAGTAAGCGATATCTGGACACACTGTCGAATCGCGGATCGCGGGTGCGAAAGATGGCGCGATGCAAAATCTTCGCCGCCTGCGCCGTCGACTTGCCCCAGCGATTGCCGGTTACGAGCAGGTTCTGGCTCTTGGTGGAATGGGTGAGCCATTCTGCCTGCCCGGGATGCGGTTCCAATTCCAGAAACTCGCGGCAGAACAACACCGGATCGGTGACTGCTTTCCGCCAGCAATTGTTCTTTTCGATGCGCAAGAGATCATACCTTTCTGTCAAAACCCAAGCGGTTTCTTAGCGCACCAGCAGGAATCCTTTCCTGCCGGATCAGCAAGCTAGTCATGAGCGACAGTTTTGTAGGTCGGCGTTCCGAGTCCCGTCCGTGTTATCTGCAATCACTCCGCCAACGCCATCAACGCTCACTTGGGACAACTCCGTGTCAACATCCACGGGACGAGAAACCCGACGCTTATAGTGCTTCCGCTCGCATTCATGATGTCGGGTTTCTCACTCCGTGGCTTCTCAACTTCGCAGGTGCAACAATCCTTGATCCATAAGCGGACAGACGACTTCAATCCATCCACCGTTCGGAACGCCGACCTACACGTCCTGGAACCCCACTTTTCCCGTTCCGTCACGTCTTGCGCCGCGCTACTCCGTCTGGCATTTGTTCCGAAGTCTATTCGCGGCGTGTGACGTGACGGAATTTTCTGTGACTGGTCTATGCGTCAGGTCTCGCTCCCACTTCACTGCACCCCCTCCGCTAAGACCTGACGCAACACACAACATTCATGATGTTCGGCTATGTCATATCAAACCCGCCGCAAGCGGTGGGGCACCTCGTGGACCACACTTCGACAGTTGTTCCCTAACGAGAACTCTCACATCCTCGTCAGATCGCGCAACGCTTCGTCGCGAGTGATCAGGTTGTTGTCCAACTTCGTGATGATGTTGTCGAGCATCACTTTCTCGGCCTGTGCGCGATCGGAGAGGAAGATACCGATGCGGTTATCAAAACGGGTGCGCACCTGCACGTTAATACCCAGAAGCGCCAGTTCGACATTGGCGAGCCAATCCAACAGTGACGCCGCGGCATGCTGCACCGTTGCGACTTGGCGTTGCACCAACTCGTATTTGAATTCCGCCCAATTGTGAGTTGTGCCATAAGCATAGCCGAGCATAAACGGAGCGAGATTCGTACCGGCGCAGATGTCCTCGATCATCGCTTTGTGGTTGAGATACCACGCCGATGACGCAGAGCTTTTCGCCGACGGTCCGATGTATTCGATCTTGACATCATTCCAGGTGACCGGATTCTTGTCGGGCCCGAAATCGCGCATCATCTCGACCGTGTCATCAAAGTAGGAATTTGTGCGCGCGAAATAGTCCTCTTCGCTTTCATCGGCGCGTCGTTCCGGCGGCGCCAGTTGGACATGAATGCGATGGTAGCCGGAACTGCGCATCGAGCGATGCATGTCGCTGATTAATGTCTGCTCGACCCGCGCCACAAACGGTATCGACTGTAGAATGGAGCGACCGGTGACCGACGCCGGTTGACTGCCAAGCCCGTAGTAAAAGAGTGTCTGTTCGTTAAGCAGCGTCTTGTGCTCGTCGGCAAGTTGATAGAGGCGGTATCCATCACCGTTGCGTTCAACCGAGATCGACAGCATGTCGGCAAGTTGAAAACGTTCGATGCGGCTGCGTGAGGGTGTCATTTGCAGTTCGCCACAGACAGCGCCGTCGGTGAAGAGCGAGTCAAAAAACTGCAGCAACAATTCGCGGATACCGCCACGTTTCATCAGACCGTTCTGGAAAATGCGAGAGTCGAGGTTGTCCAGGGCCTGATGAACGGCTTTCTCTTCCTCGGGGGATGCCGACCCGACGATTTCGAAATCATAGTCGGCGGCGCAAAGTCGTACCCAGGTCCAGATGACCGCATTAAGCACGGGCACGTTGTCACGCAGGAAGCGGTAGAGCTGCCGACGGGCGCGATCGGTTTCATAGGAACTGCTTGCCTGATGCGGCTCGATATCGAGCCAGGTGGCACGCAGGCGAGGTTTGGACTTAAGTCCAGACGTAATAGCGGCTTTGGCGCTTTTCCTGAGGTTTGCGTTGAGGCGATTGCGGGTTTGTAACTGTTGCCAGAGATTTTTGATCATGATTCAATACTCCTCCTAACAACTGGAGCCGTCGAGCATTTTGCCGCGCAGCACTACAAAAAATGCAAAATAGGACTTGCGCGCATGGTAGGAGTTGACTATATATGCGATAGAAACCCGAGTGTTGTAGTTGGTTTAGACACAAGCCAAAAGCATTCAAGATCTCCAACTTGTGTTCCCCGCAAAAGCCAATGCGCAACACTCGCTTTTCTTGTGCCCTATGGCGCATTTTCTGCGATTCCCTAAGATGATGCCAAGCAAGTCATTAATGGTTTTTCTCAGGTTTTGATACTGACATCTATAGCGCAGTATCTGCTTAGCGAACACTATTCTTCGTGAAGCCAATTGTCAACAGCTTATCCGACAACCAGTTAGCACAAGGTAAAAAGGAGCGGTGCGGGCACGCGATTTGTTATGAGTGAGAGCAGAAATGGGTTGAACAAAACCGTGTCAAGGATTGCAGTAGTGTCAAACGACAGCCTATTTCTAACGAAGCGTTTTACATTACCGATTGGTGGGGAGATGTTACAGCATCTCCTCACCGAAACTAAAGGACCGCAAACCGATCGAAGGCAAAGATCGGCAAGTTTCGTCAGAGCATAAAAGATCTGACATCGTGATGTTGCTTCTTTGTAAAATCAACCGCTAGGGCGAACGCAGACCGCCCTAACGCGAGAAAAGTGGAGATAAAAGGAAACTTGAGTTTTTGGGAGACTCAAAGCAACAAAGCCCACATTTTAGCGTTTACCTACCTACAAGACCTTGAGTTGCCGAGTTAGTAGTAACGACAAGTTGCTCAAGCAAAGCCGGACCGAGCCCTCGGAGCCGGCTTTGCTTTTGTGGACTATTTGCCGCCCGTGCAGGGGGCGGGACCAGATCTGAAGTAGTAATTCACCAGGAGCACCAGGTCAGACATGTCAATGCCGCCGCTGCAATCGACATCTGCTAACGAAAGCGGCTGCGGCACAGGGTCACCGAAAGAGACGTACTTTCCCAGGAGCACCAAATCGAGCAGGGTGATCAGTCCATCGCTGTTGACATCACCGCGGCGGTAGCCGGGCGTCCAGGTGAGCTTGGTCACAAAAGCATCACCACCACCTGTCGCCTGATAGGGATTGACAGTCGGAAAGTCGGGAGAATCAGTAGTACCCGTCACATAGGCATTACC